GCCTGCGCTGCCGACCAGCGCAGACCATTGACGCGATTGCCCGGCGCGATGAGCCGGCTGGCCTGGATGGTCGAGGTCGGGATCGACAGCAGTGCGTCGATCAGATCGTCACGAACAATTCGCCGCGACCAGCCCGACAGCAACGAACGCGCCGTCGAGCGCATCGAGAACGAACTCTCCTTGTTGACGGCACGATTGTTGGCCACCGCGTTGCGGGCCCAGTCGGCCCAGATCGGAAAGCCGTAGCTGTCGATTTGCTCTTCGTTGCCGCGCAGCGTGCCGGCGCCGACACCCGAGCCGGTAAGTTGAGTGACGAGCGGTATGTTGATCTCTTTGCCGTCGGCAGCGAGATCCTTCAGCCGGACGATCGGATATGTCGAGTCGGCCCCCATATAGGGGTCGAAACGTGAGGCGCGGAGAAAATCAAACGCCGCATCTTTTCTGAACTTGATGACTTCATTGTTGACATGATTTGCCGTGAGGGCCATTGGCCATTCCTTTCAAGGAAACGACCCGAGGCGCGTCACGGCCAATAAAAAACCCGCCGAGGGGGCGGGCGATCATTTTGGAAACGTGAAAGCGCGGTCAGGTCAGGGTTGAGTCCCAGAGCGCGTCGTCAGACAAGTCTTGCTGTGACGCGCGCAGTGCAGCGGCCGAACGGCTGATGCCGTTCAGCGAGGGAGCCAACATGGGACGGCCATTCTGCTGATTGACCTGCGCTTCGCTTCGCCAGGCTTCCATCGCCCGCTTGCGAAACTCAGGATCCTTGAGCATCTCGTCACCGACCTTCTTGCGATAAGCCGCAGGATCGTTGCCAACCTCGGCGCGGATCTTGAGCTCGCGGAACCAACCGATCAGAGTTTCACCAGCATCCGACGTGTGCTGCATCCGAGCCCGCAACGCGGGATCGACAAATTTTTGTGCAGCCGCGTAAGCCTGGTCGAACTCTTCTCCGTAGGTACGCTTGGCTAACTGCAAACTCATCTCACGACGTTCATTGACCAGACGCTCCTCAAAGCGTCTTTCCATGTACTCGCGATACTCACGGGGATTGAGCAACGGATCAGGTTCTTGCGGTTGCTCAGGAGGTTTTTCCAGTTGCGCCAGGCGCCGCCGAAATTCCTGCTGTTCAAACGCCAGTTGATCGCGTTGCTGCTTGAAGGCATCACGCTCGGCCTGCGCCGCGCGCCGCTCCTCCGTAATCTCCTTGAGCCGCCATGACGGCACCATCGGCGCGTCGTCATCGACCTTGGGTTTTTCACCCTCGGGCGCTGCCGCAACCTCGGTGTCCGGCTTGGCTGGTTCGACTTGCGGTTTTTCCGCCGGCTCCGGTGCCGCAGTTGGCGCCGGTTCTACTGCAGGCGGATCAATCGCGTTGTCGAACAATGAGTCTTCAGACAGTTCTGTGACGTCGTCTCGTTCAGCCATGGATCATCCTCATGTTCCGCGTGTCGCTGCGGTGCGCTGCCATCTGTCGCTCAGGCGTGCGTGGTGCCCTTGTCGCCGGGCCAGCGTTGAGCCTGTATCGGCGGCTCGTCCGAACTCAGTTGATGCCGGTCGCGGCGCTCTCTTCGGCCTGCGCCATCTGCTGTTCGTGGGCATCGGCGGCAATCTTCATGTCGGCCTGCGCCTTGATGTGGGCGATGGCGATATCGGCCGTGGCCTTCATGCGCTCGATCATCGCCTCGTTCTGCGCCGCCATACGCTGCAGCATGGCGTCGTGCTGCGCCTCGCGCTGGAGCGCCTGCTCGTTAAATTGCTGCTGACGCACCTGGTTGGCGAAGTCGCGATCGGCCGCTTGCTGCTTCAGCACCGCGTCCTGCTGGGCCTGGGCGTTTTCGCGCTGGGCCTTTTGCTGCTCCAGCACGGCATCCTGTTGGCGTTCCTGGGCATCGCCGGCCGCCTTGGCCTGGATCGCTAGCATTTTGGGATCCGGCGGCGGCGGCTTGTTCATCTGCGCCTGGATCTTGTCGATCATCGGCTTTTTCACCGATGCCGGCAGCGGCGCCAGCGTTATGGCGATCTCGGGGAATTGCTGCAGGAACTGCGGGCCGAGCGACTGCAGCACCTGCATCGCATCACTCTGCAGGTTCACGGTGTCGGGGCCTTCGTCGATGATGATGTCGACATCGAGCGAGCCGAGATCGTTGACAATCATCGGCCGGCCGAACTGATCGAGCTCCAGCTTGTTGGCCTGGAAGAATTGCGCGACATTCTGGTCGTCGGTGACACGGATCCAGCGCTCGGCCTTCCAGTGCCGCTGCACGATGTTCCAGCAATCGCGATAAACCCGGATTTTCCAGTTTTTGTAGGCGGTGAGATACGGCCCGAGCTCGGCGATGCCGGCCTGCTGCAACAGTTGGATGGCGCGGCCGCTGCTGTCCTCTAATCCCTGACCAATCAGCGCTGGGTTCGGTCCGAAATTCTCGATTTCGTTCTTGGCTTCCTGCAGCAGTTCAAGCTGACCCTTGAAATCGTTGAGCGTCGATTTGTCGGCCTCCATTTTGAGGCCAGGATTGACCTCGACCCAGCCATCGGCCTTGGCCCACTCGCGGCGCGACACCTCAACGTCATCGACGGCGCCTTTTTCCGAGATGATCTTGCGTGAATTTAAAAGATGCAGCGACTTGGAGCGCCGATGGTTGATCTCGTCCTGCGGGCTCTTCAAATTACGAATAGGCCCGTAGCGGTCACCATCGTGATCGACGTAGGCGCTGAACATCCGGTACCGGGGAAAGGTTTTGCCCTTCTCGTCGACAAATGGACTGACGCCGCGCATCAGTTCGATATCGCCGGCATACAGACACCAGCGCCACTTGCCACCCTTGATGTACCAGTGGTCGATCATCCGGACTTTTTTGGATGACCGGTTGAACCAGTTCTTCTCGCGATCGAACTCGCTGACGTTGACCATGTCGCCGCCAGTCTCGGCCAGGTCTTCGATCTCTTGCGCCTTCTCAGGCGCAATTTCCTTGGCTTGGTCCTTGCCGCACCACTTGGCGACGCCCATGAAGCGGCAGTCGGTGAAGCCCTCGTCGTAGGAGGTCGGGTCGTAGAAGAAGCCATCGCCGTAGACGATGTGCATCTCCAGCGACGGATCGCCGGTATCGCCCGGCACCAGATCGTATTCGATGCCGGCCAGGCCATCGATCGCGGCACCGCGGGCGATGCGCGAGCTCTTCGACGCCCAGTCGTTGCTGTCCAGGCAGAACCGCAGCACTGCCGTCGCCACCTCGGCGCCCTGGTCGTGCCGCGGCGTCCGCGCAAAGGCCTTGGGATCCTGTCTTAAGCGCTCGACCAGCCCGACCACCGCGTCGATCTTGCGGACAATCCTGTTGCTGGTGACCACCGGTTGCTTGCGGTCGCGCAGCACCCTGATCTCGGTCGCCGTCCACTGGTCGCCGTGGTAGTAGTGCCGATGCTCCAGCATCTCCTCGCCCTCGGCATACTTGGCCGCGGCGAAGTCCTGATACTGCCGGCGCAGGAACGCGATACTGGTGTCGTCTTCGTCGTCGTCGTCAGGTCGTTTGTCGTTATCGCCATAGCTCGCGCCCCGCTGCGAAGTTGCAGCGGTGTAAGCGGTATTGGCCATGATGATGTGTTGCTAGATTTCGATCCGCGGCGAGCCGTCGGCCTCGCGGGTGATGGCGACATTCACCCACATCGCAATCTCTCTGATGCGGCGCATGATGTAGGTCTTGTCGGGACCATCGGGCAGCACTGCCGCCAGTTGCTCGGCATATTCTTTCGACAATTGCCGTGCCTTGTTCATGGTATCGACCTGATCGTCGGACGGCTCGAGATATTCAAAGGTATCCTCGTGCAATTCCATAACTGCTCCTACTTTCCCGGCTTGCCGTTAATCGGCATGATAATATTCGCCATGATATTTCAATCCGGCCGCTCGAACAGCCAATGCAGCATCTGCAACATCGTCATAAACACCAAGCCGCACAGCCTTTCGATTTACATAAACCGCCGCATAATATTATCCACTACGACCGCGCGTCACGCCTTTAATACCAAGCCGATTGTTTGA